ATCATCTTGAGCAGCGAAGAGATGTAGCCAGAGATGGCTATGTTGCCCATCATGCTCATTTCGCACCCCACGGCATGATCGGAACGGTTGAGATCGAGTTCTGGGGCGACCCGTCCACTAGCTTCTCCGACATGGCCAGATAGATGAGGGTGTTGTTCTTGATGTCCAGCATCCGGTACACGTTGGTCTTCTTGAACAGGATGGACGTACGCTCCTGGAACGCCACCTCGTTCTTCGGTAGGGTCTTGATGTCCACCGCGATAGGGCCGGTCTGGCGGCAAGCAATCGAGAACCGGGCTGGGTCTTCTGCAAAGCCAAAGAGGCCGCCAATGCCGCCCGTACGGGCCTGGGACACGTGACAGGTGACACCCGGTACTCGGGGATCATCGAAACCCACCACACAGATCTGGTGGTTCTTGAACAGGCTCCAGGCGGAATCGACGCAACCGATGTCCTCGGCCGCGGCAGGAGTGCTGAAGAGGACTGCTAGAGCTAGAATGAAACGCTTCATATTACCTCACTTGTCATCTAGGGCTTTCTGGATTTCATCGTCGAGAGAGCACCCGTCAGGCACCCTCGCATACCTATACATGTTGATGCGGAAGATGGTACGGAGGCGACCAATCTCATCCTGAAGCTTCTTGATCTCCTGTTTAAGACGGTCGATCTCCGCATCCTTATCATCCTTGACTGTTGTAGTCTCGATGGTTTCGTTGGGATGATGGTTGTAGAGGGGGCATCTATCTTCACAAAACTCTCTCATGCCACATTTGCATACTTGCATGGGTGGCGGGTCTGTTTTCACGGCCCCCTTGCAGTCACAGACTTTCTGAAGGCCACAGGAACATCCCCCTCCCTGATCCCACGTGGCCATCAGAAGTCTCCCGGGGCAACCTGGGCACAGGGAAGGCCAGCCTCTCTCCATGCCTTCACCACCCTATCACGGTCATCGAAGACCATGAGGGGCCGGTACCCATGCGACCGAAGTTCGGCCAGGAGTTCAATCTTGAGTAGGTTGTCGTCCTTGCGGTCCCCGGCCTGACGCATGTAGATCGGCCCGTCCGGAAGTTTGTGCCGACGTAGCCAATCTATGGTATCCTTCAGGCACACGGACGAACGGCCAGAGACGTACACGATGGCAAACCCGGCCCGATGCAAGGCTTTGCAAACGATGGCAACGTGCTCGATCAGGCTGTCTTCGCCGCAAAGGGAGAAGTAGGTGTCCCAGTCCTTGGGGGACTTCTGGATGTGATGGATGCGATGGCTACCGTCGGCCAAGGTTCCATCGATGTCGAAGATGAAGCAGTCCATCACATCCTCCTAGCATAAGAGACGGAAGTATAGTATAATGGATGATGCACAACAAGTAGGAGAAAGTAACATGCCGATTACCAACTTCGAAGACCTTGTGAAGATCCTGGCCCTCTTTGATGGGTCTGATGGACCAGCACCAGAATCAGTGTGGTGGCGGACTGATGGTGAATATGCCCCCTTCACCCTCTTCGTGAACTGCAACGACTTCTTTGCCTGGGGTTGCGCCGATTGCGAGGAGATCACGGCCGAGGACTACAATGATCTCGTTAAGGCCATCAAAGATGCCAGTAATTCCGAACATGGATGGGCTGGTCATCTGCTTTGGGTCGCACGTAAGCGGAAAATGCGGCCACAGGGGGCTTACTACAAGTACCTGGACGAGGCGGTCCACCATCTCTTTGACGAGGCTGGTCCGGCTCGATCTGTAGACATGCTCAACCCCGTCGATCAGGCCGCTTCGTCTTCCTCGAACGCATAGAACTTCTTGACCCTTTTCTCGGCCGTCCATCCAGCAACGGTTAGGATGTGGTTGAGGGGATGGAGAAAGGACTTCTCGAACTGGTGGTCGCGGTCGATGTACTCTTCCAGTCCAAACTGATGGGGGAGCACATTTAGGGCTGCGATCACCGTTTCCCCCGTTGGGTTGGGGGATGACAGATGCCAGAACTTGACCTTTTCCTTATCAAAGATCAAGCTGTAGCTATGCTGTAGTCCCATCTCCATCAGCCAACGATTGTAGATGGTGGCGCCTCGAACATGTATGGGGGCGCCCTTCCTGGTAGTGTAGATGCCCTCATCCTTGTTGCCCTGGAAGAACTTCTCCAGGCCGTTCATGCCGCTTGGGAAGGCGATATCCTCGGGCGGCAGCGTCATGAATTCCTTCTTGAACTTGGCCACGAAGGCATGAAGATCGGCCTCATTGCCGTTCATCAGGATCTTGATTGATTCCCGGATCGCATCTCGAACCACGGATGGTGTGGTTGATCTCACGGCCTCGATGCCCGTCAGCTTCAGTTTCGGTTCCTGGTACCGCACACCCTCATTGTCGTGGATGTTCAGGATGTAACGCTTCTTGGCGACGAAGATGCCACGATCCGAGATCGACTCCCGCTTCATGAACATCGTCTGCTTGAAGCAGTTCATCTTGTCGGCAAGGCCATCGAAGATCTTGGACAGGTGGGGCTGGATCTGTTCGTTGCAGTAGGTATCGATCCAGTCCACGATGTTCTCTTTCGGGCCGATCTTCTCGACCAGGGGACCGAAATTGATATAGCAAGAGTCGGTGTCCACGGCGATGATGTAGTCCACCCCCTTGGTGCCGCAGACCTCATTGATGAAGTCGTTGAGGGCGTTCTCGGCCGTACGAATGACGAGTTGGCCGGACATGGTGATCGATTCGGCACGGTCGATGGAGAACCAGCGGAAGTATTTGTTGGCGAGAGATCCATAGGCCGAATTCAGCTTCACCTTGGCGGCAAGCTGCAGGTTGTTGAACTTGGTGATCTGGGCCTTCAGGGCCGGGTCTTTGGTCTTCTGGTACTGCCTCTCCAGTTCCAGCATCTTGTTCTTGTACTGTTTGCGTTTGGCGAACAGATCCTCCATCAGGGCCGGGAGGAAGCCCTGTTGCTCACGCCGGTAGTAGACGCCGTTGGCGGCCATGGCGAGGTTGTTCTTCCGCAGGAATTCGGTCAGGTGGCCGGGTAGCTCACCCAGCAGCGAATCCAGTTCGAACTTCGACCGCTTCTTCGAATAGACCATCTCGGGGGAGATGTTGTAGGCCATGATCAGGTGGGGATATAGGGACTGAAGATCGAACGAGACCACCCAGTCATACATGCCAATGAGGGGGTCTTTCACGTGACCGCCGACCGGTGTTCGTTGCTCTACGAAAGTGTCCTCGTCGAGGAAGATGTTCTTACGCTTGTCCTTGATCTTCTTCGACTCTTTGACGAAGTCGTCATCCTTTTCCTGGATGGGAACCTTGGGCGGCACTACAATCTTGCGGTCTAGGAGATAGCTGGTAATCATGTTGTCCCACACGCGCACGGAACCCAATACGTCTACAAAAGTGACGCCAGAGTCGTAGGCAAACTCGTAGGCCAGGGACAGGAAGCCCAGCTTGTCATCAAGCTTCCAGACCAGTTCACAGTCTCGGATGTTGTATTCCATAAAAAGCTGGTGGTTGCGTTTGTACAACCCGGCCAGATTTTCGTACTCGTGGTAGTCCGTCTTGGTCTGCCCAAGCTCGACCCAGGAGATGTTGTTCAGTGAATAGGATTCCTGGGAGCTATAGGTGAACTTCTGGTACAGATCCAGGTAATCTATGGTCGAGATACCCAGCAAGGTGTACACGGTAGTGCGTCTACCAAACACCATTGTCTCTGATTCACGTAGGGTCTGGAACGGGGACATGAGATTGGCGACCCCTTCCCCCAATACCCGATTGATCCTCCGGATCATGTAGGGAATATCGAAGCCGCCGATGTTCCACCCAGTCACGACGTCTGGCATGAAAGATGGGTGTGTCCACAGGCGCAGGAAGTTGCGCAACAATTGCGTCTCGGTCGAGAACTTGCGGTATTTCACCTTGGGGTCGGTGGGCGTGAAGTCTCCCAGGCCGAATGCAAAGGTTCGGTCCTTGTACATGAGGGTGATGGCTGTGATGGCATTTTCGGCCACCTCGACATCCGGGTAGCTTTCGGTGGTGTCCACCTCGATATCGATGACCACTTCTTTCAGTAGGGATGTATCGACCTTGAGATTCTTGAAGGTGCGATAGATGTACTGGAGACCGAAGAAATCAGCGCCGTAGTGCTGCAGGTCGCCCCATTTCTTCATAACATGCCGGGCATGGCCGATCCCGGATAGTTCCCGCTCTACCATGATGTTCGACCCATATCGGATCGGCATCATCACCTTGGTGCGGTCGAAGTAGTGCATAGAGACAGGCTTGCCATCTATGGTTGTATACTCAGACGCCTGAGTATCTTTCTTCGAACCTAGAGGGGCGAACAAAAAGGGCTGATAGTCCCGGTGGATGAAGTATTTTCGTACCCCATCCTTATAGCCCGAGACTCTCAGTTCTTGCTGGTACTCAGAAACCGTGACGTAGAAGTCAAGTTCCTGTTCTTCATCGAAAACTTCTATGGTCATGAGATCCTTATCTCACACCACACCCGCGGTGGTCAACCACCTATTTAGTTCCTATCCCTTCGGGACGCAGATCATATACCGGCCCCTCACGCCCACGTTCTCAGCCAACGCCATACGGGCATTCTCACATGCTTCTTTGCTTGAGAATTCCTGGGTGGTTGCGTAACCACCGTACGCAAAACTGACGATGATGAGAACGTGGATCATGATGGCTTAACCCTCAAACTTTGCCTTCAGCCTCTCGTATATCTGTCTCTCGTTTTGGAGTTGGGTCTCCAGGGCAGATAACGCCCGTGCTCGAATACGCTCCATGCGCTTGTTGTACTCATCATCGGTCTCGTCCCGATAATACCTGATGTAGAACCTGGGACCTTCGTCGTAGTCGCCTTCCACGGCGATCTCAGTCACGTCCCGGTACTCGACAGGAACCGATTCCAAGGCCTCCATCATCTCCTTGTATGTCCAGCTATCACCACTCCCACCATCGATGATTTCTTCAACGACATGTTGGCGTTTCCGGAAATTCTTCCCGGCATACACTTCCATGTAGCTTTCCAGTTCTGCCTCTGTCATCTACGCCTCTTCCTTCTGCGGCTCAAGGGCGGCCAGGAACTCGTCCTTGCTGGGGATCTTGTCCAGGGACCATGACTTCATCAGCTTGATCGGATGATAGCCATTCGGGGATTTGAAGCCATAGAACCGATCCTCTGGGGTCAGCGGCTGGTCCTGGAAGCCCTGGTAGACTTCGAGGGTGTTCTTGTCGAAGTCGATGACATAGCCCCATTCGCAGAAGAGGCCGTCCCCGGCAAACTCGATACGCCGCATCAGGGGAAGGCCGTAGGGACCATCCTGAACCATGGACAGGATCTCGGCCCCGGCGTCACGAGACAGTTGGGGATGCTTCTTGCTAAAGGCCATGGATACATCCATGGTGACGAATTCGGACTTGCCATCATGGCCACATGCCATGAATTCCTTCATCATCCAGTCCTCGTCGGCATTAACCGTGGCGAGGGTCTTCTCGATGAAGGTTTCCCGGTCGATCTTGCGGTTCAGGAAGTCGAGGACCGTGAGGCCCTGGCCAGACGGATAGCCGTCCCACTGGCCGTACTGGGCAATCGGATAGGTTCCGTTAATGCAGACTGCAACGAGGTGGCGAGTACCCATAGCGAATCTCCTTTGTTTGGTGCGCCCCCATTCTCTAGCATAGAACGGGAGAGATTGCAAGGTTGCTATTCGTTCTCGGTCCAGGTCTCGCACACACCTTTCGCATTCCATTCCCAGGTCTGTAGGGTCTCCCAGGTCACGGGGGATTGCGGATCGTTGGGGTCGTCCGTACGCTCCATGAGCTTGACTTGTGGGTAGCTCCAGAAGTCCTTCTTCCGAAGACGAAGGGCCGTCAGACGTGCCTTGTGAAACGTCGGCTTCTCGATCTCACGTTGCACATCACAATAGTCCACGTAGTCGAGGACACTATCGTAATCGCCGTTCCAGCCTCGTTCACGGGCCAGCTTCTCCACAGCCTCGGTGGGAGTGTGAACCACGATCCAAGCTTGCTTTTTCATGGGTCGATCTTTCCCATAACAGTCGCTTTACGTTTCGCCTCTGTACGATTGAAGTAATACTTCGACCGCTCTAGATAGTATTTGGCATTACGGAGATCATTAGCCCTGATTGCCTTGTGGTAGAGACGGCTGTAGGCCACGTATCGTTTCGTATCCCTGTCCATTTTTCTCATGGCTTGTCCCCTTAGTCGACTAGACCGATGAGCTTGGCCGCCAGATGTGCCGGGGCCGCCTTCAGGATCTCGATCATAGCATCGGCCTTATCCTGGGTGTCACAGTGACACAGAGGGAACCTGCCATAGAAGACTGTGAAATGACGGAGATAGCCATCATCCAAGTCCACATAGGTGGTATCGACGAAGAAGGTCGGGCTGGTGGTAGTGTCCTCGTAACGGTCCATGATCTTGACTCCCCTGTCATCAACCCCTTCTATACACTATTATGACAGGGGTGTCAAGGGACCTCAGTTGTAGTCCATGTCGAAGTCGATGGAATCCTCGTTCCGCTGACGGAAGTACATGCGGATCTCATCCCTCAACCGAATAGAGCGTTCGCCGTGACACATGTTGAGGCGATACAACCCGAATGAGTCTCGGGAGAGATCCCGAGCCGGATCGAACTGGTTCCTGGTGATGACCTGCCACCGCTCGATGTACTTCCGCTGCTTCTTGTTGCCGTGCCAGTGATGGGTGATCAGGCCGGGGACATAGCCGATGTTCTTGCGAATGGCGTACAGGGCCTGTTTTTCCCACTCCATGACGGCCTTCAGATAGCCCTGGGAGATGTGGCCAGGGACCGAACGACGGGCCTCACCGATCAAGCCAAGGGCCATGTGGTGGTCTCCAGCCCCAAGGATACCGAAGTCCATAAGCTGGATCTTATCGAGGGCTTCACGTCGAGCGGCCCAGGCGTACCCAGGGTGCCAGAAGGTCATGCCCATGTGAGCCGCGGCGTAGTATCCCCCGTGGCCGTTGGTCTGGGGCGGATAGCACTGATTCTGATGGTACATGTAGCAGAAACCAACATTCTGTTGGATATTCTCCATTCGTGGCCCGAGATCGACCACATGTGAGAACATCTGAACAACGTCATAGTGTTGGAGTTGCTGGGCCGTTTCTTTCAGGGCATCCGGCCGCTGGAATGTAATATCGGCATCGACCCAGGCCATATACTGCCATTGCGGGTCGATATCCGAGAGGCGATACATGCCCAGGTTGATCAGGTTTTCCTTGTGCCACAATTCGTGGTTGGTTCGAACCTGAACGTGATGGGGATTTCCCGCCTCGGTTACCTGAAATTCACGACGGCCAAAGGCCTGTTCGACGGTGATAAGAGTTCCACCCAACTCGGCAATGTGGGTCTTGAACTTCTTATACAGGTTCCATCGTGACTGGTAACGGACGGGGTTTGAAATAACGCTGATGACGTAGAATTTGGACGTGTCCAACATACTGAATCTGCTCCGAGGGCTGCACCCCAGTATTTATGCAGGATCAGATCCCTTGTGGGTGGTGGTCTCCAACAAAAGACGATTTCGGGCCGCCCGACGTGTAAATTGGGGCCGGGTCTGGTTCTTCACTTCCAGGCGTTTGGCCTTGGGGCCGAACAGATCCCGCCACTCCTTGTCCTTACCGATGGTGAAGACCGGCATGTATCCACCTGGGAGGATCTGCAGGGGGGTGCGGCAGAGGCCCCGGAAATCGACCTTCTTGCCCTTGCAGCGGGGATCGAACCACTCCGGGAACATGAAATTGCTCACTCTTTGATCACCAATGACGTAAGCGTCACCATCATCTTCCACGGCGTCCGCCACCTCGATGGAATAGAGGGTGTCATCGATGAGGGCGTTGAAGGTGCAGTAGCAGTCGGCCAACATCTCCAGGATCTCGTGGGAGAAGGTCACACACGGATCAAGCTTGAAGTCGAGGTCTGTTTTTGCGAAAACGTAGGAAATGGGGGTGGCGTCCGTAATGTACACGTCGTGGAAACCTAGTACCCCCTGCATGTCTCCAAACTCTTTCGGGGGGTAGTCGAGGAAGACGCACATCCAGGCGCCGGGATAGTTCTTCAGATCCTGCTCGGGGATCAGCTTCAGATTGGCGAAATATCCCCAGACCGGACCGAAATCATTGTTAACCTGTTTCTGCACGGCCGCCACGTACTTTGCTATCGTGGCATTGGGGACGCAAGTTGACTTGTTGATGACGACGATTGTCTTGGCGTTGTAGGGCATCAGGTGTCGTTGTCCATGAAGAAGTGGTTGTAGTCGACTTCGTATTCAGACCCCATTTTCGTCAGAAGATCAAGCATTTTCTGACACTTAACCATCATGGCCCGTCTCTGTGTCGTGTCCTTGGCGAACTTGATGATCTCGATGAGGTCCTTCTTATTCTCTTCCACGAACTGGTTGGGAGTCATACGGCCCTCTTGGTTATGTCTAGCTGATGTACTCCATAGTGAAGATCTCTGCTTCTCCACTGTAACCAAGGGTGCTCAATCGCTTCATGACCTGTGAGATGGCGGCGTCTTGGCTGCGACAATACCCGGAGCATACGAATTCGGCGTTGGGTAGATTCGAAATAACCTCGGCTCTCCAGCCTTTGGTGATATCTACATACGTTGGCGCCTCATCCTCATCCTTGTAGTACACAAAGATATGGATCGGGATCTTCCTTTGTCTCTTTCCCATGTTGCCCACCTCGGAGGTTGCTACCCCATATTTAGGTAACCCCCCACCTCGACTAGGGCTTCCAATCAGGATTGAGAACAGCAAAAACTTCAGGGCCAAAAACCAATGGCTTCGTGAACGGGTGTACCTGGGTGAGGTCAACGTCCGCCCCCTGATAGGTGATGGTCACATGGGGTTGATAGGTCGGCCAGTCCCAGGAGCAGCCGCCATCCGTGAATTCTTTCCAACGGTTGGACAGGAAGGGACAGCGAAATTTCAGGACCACGGCGCCCTTGTCCCCGAGGGGAACGACAGACCGCTGCCCACACGAGACCCGAATGATGTTGTTCTGGATCTGGAAACGATCCCAGTCCACCGCTGTCTTAGAATAGGCAATAGTAGTGTGGAAGCTTTCCATTGGAGAGGGGTTCTTGAAACCCTGGGATAGTGCCCAATCCATGAATTCCCCTGCATTGATCAGGGGTCTGGAGACGTAGAGGGGACGAGGATCGCTCATTTTCCGCACCCGCACTTTCCTCCACAGCCACAGCCAGTACCATTCGAGGTGATCACATTCACATTCGCTGGGAAGCTTGGAGAACCGGACATGGTTGGAAGAATAGTCACCACCCCAGGCGTACATGAATAGCACATGGGTGTGGTGGGAGAATAGACACGACGACAAACGGGGCATTGCCAGCCCTGTTGTGGTATTATACCGCCTGGATATCCAACTTGCATCCTATCATCCTTTTGGTGGTTCGACCCATGTGAGGTTCATGTCTGTGTATTTACCCTTGGCGTACATGAGAGCCGGGGAGGGGTGGGTTTCAGATCTCACATTCTCAATCTTTCCGATCACAATAATGTGATCACCCCCGGGATATTCAGCCCAGACAGAACAGCCAAACGAGGCCAGGGAACCGGGTAGGATCGGGATACCATCGAGGGTGGACCATACCGGCGGTTTGCCCTTCTTGGCGCCCCCGTAGTAGTTGGAAATGGGAAGCTGATGTGTCCCCAGGATATTGACAGAGAACTGCCGCCGCAGCCGCAGGAGGGGCAGGATACTGCTTTCATTGCGCACACAGATCAGGAGAAGGGGCGGGTCGAGGGAAACTGAAGTGAAGGCATTTGCTGTCATGCCAGCTTGAACACCCGTTCCCGAATCAACGCCAATGACTGTTACCCCTGTGACAAAACGCCCCAGGAGGTTTCGCAACCGCTTCTTATCCATGTATTTCAACTCGCTGGGGCTTCTCCGGAGGGACGTTTCTCCGAACTCTTCCGACCAATGGTGTACTTGGGGACGAGTTGCCATTTCCCTTTGTCCTCGTGGCGAATGATCTTCACCTGTGAAGCGGGGGCACACTCGTCTTCCTCAATGGGGTTTACCAGTTCTATCAGTCCCCAGGAAGAGAGAAGTTTAGCAATACGCCTCGTTCTTGCGAGATCGTCATCTGACAGGGTCGAACGCTTCCCATCCAGGCCAAACATTTGCTTGAAATGTACGATGTAAAATTTGCCCCTTTTGTGCAGGATGTGGGCCGACTGGTAGAGGGTGTTGCTCTTCTTGGATGCAATTCCAATGCGGGTGAGGGTTTCGCGGACCTTGAGGAAGTCTTCCTTCTGTTTAAGTCTCACCTCGATGAATGCCTCGATCATGCACACCACCTTCCTCTAAACTATTACGCAATATATTGATCTGCTCCTGGCTAAGAATGGCCAGGGCCTCCTTGGCTTTCTGTGGAGAGTATTTATAGTATTTCTGTATCACTTTCAGGTCTTCGGCCCGGGGATGCTTGGGCCACCGAGATCCCCACCTCTTCTTGCGGCGGATGGCCTCGAAAAGGTACTTATATTGGGCCGATTGCGGAATTTCCGGGCACTTGTTCATCTCGTTGGCATACAGGACCGTATCCGGATAGAACGAGAAGGCACGGTTGACCAGGAAGGGGATATACTCTTTCTCCAGGGATGGAGAGACAATCCACTCTTTCGAGTTGATGGAATTCACGTAGTCGAATGGTCCGATGGTCATTTTTTGAACTTCTGCTGCATCTTGGCACGTTCCAGAACGTCCGCACACACGGCGCAGATATCCCGTTTGCTATAGCCCTCCTCGGATCTGAGATAGAAGCTATGTTTCCGGAACCAGGGAAGGGGGGCGCCACACCCCCAACACACCGGGAACAGATAGTCTCTACAGCGCCGAAGGAGCTTTTTCATCCGCTATTTTCCTGCGTACATTAGCTCTATTAACGTAGACACGATATGCAGTTGGATATCCGGTACCGTGGCGAGATACTTCTGCCCTTCGCCCAGGACCACGATGGCGTCGGGGATGTTCTCCCGCTCAGTATATTTATCCACATCGTCGAACAGGCTCTTCCAGAGCAGTTGGGCGTTCGGCTCGTTCTCCCCCACCCATTTCCGCATCCTCTCCCAGTCCTTGGCCTTGATCATGGGGTACAGATCCTGGTAGCCGGACGACTGGACCAGGATACCCGAATCGACGGCCCCCGACCGAATGGAATAGGCCTGGAGGACATTGATCATGGCCCTCATGTCGGGGTAATACTTCTTCACCACCGCGGCCAGGGCCTTGAGATCGACCTTCACCTTCTGTTCCTTCAGGATCGCCTGAAGACGCTCGAAGATGTCCTTGGCCAGGGCCTGATTTTCCTCCTTGGAGTAGGAGAATTCGATCAGGGCGCACCGAGAATGCAACTCGGGCATGATCCTCGTCTTGTAGTTGCAAGTCAAGATGAAGCCACAGGTGGCCGCATGTTCTTCGATCATATGCCGAAGGGCTGGCTGTACGTGGGCATTCAGGAAGTCGGCCTCGTCCAGGATCACGTACTTGCGACCGCCATTTTCCCCGGGGGTGACGGCCCACTCGGTGATGTCCGTGCGAAGAGCGTCCATCGTAACGGTCATGGAACCGTTCTCGATCAGGTAGGGCGCCTCTAGCTCGTCCAGGACAGCCCGGGCCACCGAGGTCTTGCCGCGGCCTGGACCACCGGAAAGGATCAGGTTGGGAACATTTCCGTCTTGGATGAAGCCCCGAAACTGGTCTTTCAGGCGCTGGGGTAGGATGCATTCATCCAGGGAATGGGGGCGGTAGATTTCCGTCCAGAGGAATTCAGACATTCACTTCTCTTCCTTTTTCGATCTTGGCACGATACATGTCGTGGAAGATGGAGTTGGTGTTCAGGGCAATGAAGTATTCGATGCCGGGCATTTTGAAGTGGGCGAACTTGTTCTCCACCAGGGTAACCTCGTAGTCACCCTCCATCAACTTCAGCTTCTCGATATCGATGAAGGCTCGAAACACCTCTTGGGTCGAGCCGATGGTGATCTTGTAGACGGTCGGCAGTTCCACGTTCTTCATGAAGCCGACGGCAGCGATCTCCAGGTTCTTTCCATCGCCCTGGAAGGAGATGGTTGTGTATCTCAATACTCGTAGCTTGGCCTGTATCTCCTCCATAATATCCCAGGGCAGATTGAACTTCAAGAAAGGGTTGGATAGGTCCGACCGCACCACCTTCGACGGGGGATCTGTGGCCTTGGGGTTGGCGTAGTAGTATTCGCCGCGGCCTCGATCCTTGACGATGGTCACATGGTCTTCCTTCCAGTCCAGGATCGTTTTGTTGTCGAGGAGATGAAGGAATTTCGGCACGTCGTGGATGACGCAATCGAGGGGGAAGCTTTCCTCGAACGTGGCAAAGGCCTTGATGGCATGGGACGGGGACCGAATTTTTTGCTCGGTCCCCTTGATGATTGCGATGGTTGGGCGGATTGTTGCGAAGTTTCGCAGGATTGCGATGGATTTGTCAGATAGGATCATAGGGATACCTCCTATGACCTTGGTATCATGACGTTTTCGGGCTTGTCTAGCCTTTCTTCAGCATGGACGGATCTGCCGTTGCCGGAGCACCCAGGGCCGCCAGATCGATGAGAGATCCGCCGAACACATACGAGCCGGTGTGCTGCAGACGTACCCAGGGGAGGAGCCACGTGCGCAACCCGCAATCCTGAATTCGTTGGCAGAACCAGTAGTCTTCCGATAGATACCTCTTCGACTTTTGCTGGTTACGTTCGTAGATGTCCGCCTGAAGAGCCGTCACCTTCTTGGCGAATTCTGTCTTATCGATCATCGTATTGTCTTCGAGAGAATCGATCAGCTTCTTCAGACCTTCCCTATACTCCATGGCAAAGTCGAGTTGGTCGATCTCGGCCTGGAAGTACATCATGATCTCACGAGAACCATCGAACTCCTTGGTGCGAACGTGGTCCGGGCGGTAGTGATAGTGGGGGAACTTCTCCTTGAACACGTCGAACGTCTTCCGCCGGATCATCATGAAGCCGGTGCCGCCCTCCAGCACCTCGACGGGCTGTAGGATCGAGAGATTGGCCTGACCCTGCTTGGGGTTGAAGACGTAGTCGCCGACGAACCGATCCAGGACATTGGGGTCTTTGGCCGCAAAACCCTTGTCCACGGCCAGCTTGATCTTCTCCCAGGAGATACACTTCTTGGGGTAGGGGCCGCAGAGAACGTCGTAGGGAGAATCCGGGTCGGACGCCATCGACAACATGCCCAGGATGTCGTTCGGGTTGAAGGAGATGTCCGAATCCACGAACATCATGTGGGTGCAGTCCGAACGCAGGAATTCGTCGCAACAGTAGTTACGGGCACGGGTGATCAGGGATTCGTTGAAGAGGAAGTAGACCCGCAACTCGATCTTCTTCTCGACCATGAGGCGGGTCAGACCCATGAGAGAGTTGGTGAAAGACCCTACGCAAACACCACCGTACATCGGAACGGCGAGGAACAGCCTCTGTTTGCGCAGGGTATCCCAGTTGATCTCGTGCTTGAAGGGTTTGACGGGGGCAGGAACTGCCATTGAAATACTCCCATGATATAAGGTTCACGGGAGTATTTATGCTTCTAGATCAGGGCTTTGCCTGATATTGGCCAGAATAATTGTAGAGAGATTCGGCCTTCCACACCACAAGTTGGGCGATCCTGGTGGCAGGCTTGACTTTGAATAGGCCAGACGTGACATGCAGGGTGGTGACGGCGACACCCTTGAAACCAGAATCGTACAGTCCCGTGGCCAGGAGAACACCATTTCGGATCAGGGAAGACCGGGGAATCATCAGTCCGGATTCCTCTTTACCAATTTCTACCTCATCAAGCTGTACAGCATAGGAATTACCCGGCCAGAGCCAGTAGTAGCCATCGTTGCGGACCGGTTCTTTAATGCGGCCACGATGCTTAACCTCTTCCTTATCCTCAGACAGGATGAAAAGATCATCGGTGATCTCCTCGACACCACGAACACACAGGTCGATGGCATTGGGCTGAACCTGCTCGGGCGCGACTTCACCAAGGATCTTAGTCGAGGCAGAGATACGCGGATGTAGGATCATGGTTTCTCCATTTGCGAAAGAGCATGTTCGAGGAGGATGGCGTAGTGCTGAATCTTCCGCACATCCTTGAGGTTGAAACCATCTTTCTGGCCCAACCGATAGGTGTACTTCATGATGTTGGTCTGGCAGAACGGGACGGCCAGCTTGGGGTCAACCATGAACAGGTCGAGAAGCTGTATCCCATTGCGGTCATAGTGCTGGGAATAGGTTTCCTTGATGTAGACCTCGATCTCTTTCAGGATATCACCTTCCGAGAACCTGTACTTGAAGCCGGAACCACTTCCAGCAGATGCAGTCTTAAGCATATCGATCCCTTCTTCCTGGTGGTATCCACTTGATCCTTGTTTCTCGGGTTATGACGTCTTTGTCCCAGATGAACCATGCATAGGAAGTCGTCCCACCTGATACACGTTCGTCCCCAGCCGGATACATCGATAGACGTTCGCTGAAGACGAGGACAGTAGTGGGCGCCTTGGCTTTGAAGATGTTGTCGTAGCGGCGTTTGCTTTCGAGGAAGGCGAGACGCAACAGTAGACAAACCTTATGGTTGGCAAGATCGTAGGCGTGATGGAACACCCTCTCGGCGATGTTGTATGGGGGATTGGTGACGATATTGTCGAACTGCTTGTCCCAGATCGACCCTCGATAGTCGAAGAAGTCCATGACATTTCCGAAGCCGCGGTCATGCAGGTCGGAAGCAATCACATGGTACTTTTCCCCCAGTACCTTGGCCATGGCCCCGTCGCCGCAACACGGTTCGAGGATGTTACCAGTAAACTGGACATGATCCATGAGCGCCCGGGTACCCCAGCGGGGTGTGGGATAGAAGTCCGCTCCTTCTCCGGTTACGAGACGACGGTGGGTGGCCATTATTTCTTGTAGTCCTTCATATAGTCAACGGCTGCCTTAACCATCTGTCTGTTGATGTGAGGATAACACCGTAAGGCCTCGGCTTCACCATGAAAATTGGCCAGGGAGGCGACTATTTCGACGGGAAGACGGGTGCCCTTGAAACAGGGGGCACCACCCTGGATCTCCGGATCACTGACAATCTCAACCTTCGTCGGGGAAGATGAAGGGGTTGAAGCCGCGGATTTCTTCTGCTTTCGTTGGTTCTTCTGTGACACGTTTAGCTCCCAGTTGGTGAAAACCATACTTATGGCCCCTGGACTTGGCCTTCTTCAGCGCCATTTCCAGTTCCAACCGGGTCAGGTAGTCCGTGAAGAAGATCCCATTCAGGTGGTCCAACTCGTGTTGGATAACCCGGGCCGTGATGCCCACGAATTTCATGGTCTGCACATCGCCATTGGGCATGGCAAATCGCACACGAATGATCTGGTTGCGTTTGACCTTACCTACAATTCCAGGTAGAGACAAACACCCCTCTGCCATCTTCTCCATGGTGCTCGACCGATCCACGATCTCGGGATTGAACATGACGAAGACAGGGTTGGAACGGATCGAGAAGGCACGGTAGGGAAGGCCGATCTGGTTCGCCGACAGGCCATAGCCCTCGTAGTAGATCACCGAATCACCCAGGATCTTGCTGATCTTCATGGGATCTTCGGGTGGGTTGGCAAAATCGAATTCCGGCAGCCGGGAACGCAGAAGGGGGTCGGTGAAGGGGATCAGATCCTTCACAAACTCGGTCTTCTTCTTGGGTGATATGGCCTGAATTGCTGGAATATCAGAGACTTCCATCACCTACCTCATTGTCGTTACGACCGACATGGCCTTTTCCATTGTAACTCTTATGATACGGTCAAACGGACCATCCATCAACTCCTGTTTGTGGGAGATAATGACGACATTGTCCGTGCCTTGGTTATTCTCCAGGAGTTTGAGGAACATCGAGGCGCCAGTCAAGTCTAGAGATGCATCCAGAACCTCATCCATGATCAGGAGATTGACCGCCGTCGATGCCCTGGCCCGTGCCATGAACCTCCAGGCCAGGAGAATGGCGAGATCGATCCGCAGCTTCTCCCCCTGGGACATGGACTTGTATGTGGGAGATTTCCGGTTGGGCAGCTTCAGATTAACGTCGAATTCCTCGGTCATCTCGAAGTAGCAGGGGAAGTCCAGTTCCTTCAGATACTCGTTGACCTTGACATTGATGATGGGGATGTATTTCTTCATCAGGTAGGCCTTGGCCCCCGACTCGGACAGCATCTCCAGGGCCGCCTCATGGGCTTCCTTGGCCTCGGTGGCTCTCTTGGCCTTGGCTATAAGGTTCTTTAGTTCGTCCTTGTGCGGCGTCAGATCCTTGGTCTCCTTGGACCGTTTCTTCAGGCTCTGGATCTGATCGGTTAGGGCGACGATACCCAGTTCCTTGTTGTTCTTCAGGGTAGCCTTGAGGGTTGCGATCTTGTTCGAGATCTTGGAGCGACGTTCGAGCACATCGTCCAGGTCCTTCAGTTCCCCCAAGAGCTTTTTCGTCACCCCTTCCAGGGTGCGAACCTTCTCGGAGGCAGCATCGATGTGATGGTTGTGGTCGGTGCAGGTCTTCTTCTTGAAGACCTTGTCGATGCCCTGGGAACAGGTTGGGCAGGTATCGTTGTTCTCATAGAACTTGATCGAGGCCTGATGACCCTTGACCCCTTCTATGATCTTGGAGATCGCCGCCTCGTTCATGGAGATCTCACGGTTCAGGCTCTTGTAGCGTTCCACCGAACCTTCCGTTCGTTCCAGTTCCTCCTGTAGCTTCTTGAGGTTGGTGGAAATCTGCTTGTTGTTCTCTTCCAGTTCCTTGATCTTGGCCTCTTTCTCGGCGATCTGGCTGGCCACATCAGCTTGAGCTAGAGCATTGGCCTTCTCATATGCCTCGATCTCACTCTTCTTGACCCGAATGTCGTTGTTCAGGGTCATGACCGCGGTGTTGAGCCGCTTCAGATCCTCCTTAACGACCTTGTTCATCTCCCCGATGATCTGTAGGTCGAAGACGTCTTCCACGTACTTGCGCCGGTACTCAGCCCCCATGTTCATGAAGGGGACATAGTTGGCAAACCCCAAGACGCAGGAATGGCAGAAGGTCGAGTATTGCATACGCAAGACGTTGTCGATCAGCCACTTCTGATAGTCGGCCTCTTTGTCTGGCATGGGGATCAGCTTCCCATCCTTCCAGATCTCGAAGACAGAGGGCCGCAGCCCCCGCACGATCTTGTAGGTCGACCCCAAGGTACGCAGGGTGATCTCGACCAACAATTCCCGATTGGTGATGTCGTTGACCAGTTCGTCCTGGGTGACGTTACCCCGAAAGGCCTTCTTGTACAGCCCCCAGGTGAGGGCATCCATGATGGTGGACTTCCCGGCGCCGTTGGTGCCGACGATCAGGGTGCGGTGGTGCTTATCGAACTTGATACCGTTCCAGATGTGGCCGGTCGAGTAGAAGTTCTTGTAGCGGATTTGTTCGACGACGATAGTCGGTTTCTTCTGGGCCTTCATGCCTTCCTCATCGCCTGGGTATACCCCCGTTTGATCACTGACATGACACTTTCCGGGGTAGTCGAGACGTAAGTCCTTGATTTCACTACGTTCTCGATGATGTCAAGAAGGTTCTCTTCCTCCATGACCTCAACAGGATTGTCATGAGATTCCATCATCAGGGGTAGGTCGATGATCGTCAGGTTGGCCGGTTTTTGTTCCTCGATGAGCGCACAAACCCGCTCGAAATCGAAGGGCTTGTTTTTCGTCTCGACCCGCAGCCGCACGAAGGCATTGTCCAGACCCAGGTTCTCTATTACCTTTTTGTAATGTGTCCAGGTGTATAGCTCGTCGTTGTAGTGGATCTCGTGGAAGATCTGGTGTGGGTTGCGGATGAATTCGCACATCCCCGTTTCATAGGAAGGGTCACAGGTCTTCTGCTTGTTGGTGTCGAAAATCTGGAAGCCCTTCTCCCCTGGTTCGCCCCAGGTAAGCTGCTGGGTAGACCCAATGAAGTAGATGTTTCCATCCGAGATACGCTTGTGGTAGTGGCCGAAGAAGGCCGCCTTGAACTTGGCAAACCGCCCCCGTTCGTGGGCTTCCTTATCGTCGGAGCGTTCGTCATTGGTCAGGAAGCCAGCCACACCGATATGGCCCATCATCACGGGTGCCTTGGACGCCTCGATCCGGGCATAGGATTGTTCCCTGTTCTCTTCGCAGATCCAGGGGACAAACAGGATGGGAAGGCCGTCGAAGGTGACCTCGGTGGTCTCACGATAGATCTTGAACTGGGGGAACGGCCCCAGGTGGTACTCGATGGAGTTGAAGTCGTTGGTATGCCGATACTGGGTATCGTGGTTGCCAACCAGGATGTGAAAGTCGATGCCCCTGGCCGCCATTGGTTCCAGGAAGTCGTACTTCATGTTGAGGGCCTGGACATAGGGCATCTGCTGCCTGTTATCGGTCAGGTCCCCCATGTGGATGACAGTTTTGATCCCCCGCCGATCAATCTCGGGGAAGAAGGTTTCAGACAGGAACCGTTTCTGGTTAGCCGCTATCGCCTCGGCGGCTTGGTTGTTCCTAGCCCCGAAATGTGTGTCCGTCAGAACAGCGATTTTCATATACGATTGCTCTCGAAAGATACCTTGATTTGCCAGGATTCCTGGCTCGTCTTCACCAGGGCCGATGCAAAGGAATCGACGATGTCGTCGCTGGAGAATCTCTCCTTGATCCGTGCTTTGATGTCCTCCTTCTTAGTGGCGAACACCTCACTGACGGCTTCGGTAGCCGCCCGACGGATCTCACAACCAATGAGGAAGTCGAGATAGGGAACCTTATCCCCGTAGTACCCTCGATCCGAACTCCCGGTGTGCTTGTCTACCTGCTGACTGATCGCAGCCGTCACCAGTTTCTCGATAGCATCGGGGGCGTTGTTCAGGGCCTTGACGATCTCTGTTTTCAGGGCAGTCTCTATCATCGCCTTGATAGCATCGGTTTCCATAACAAAGATCCTTGTGTTCACTTCCGGCGGGGGAACTCGGCATTGTACTTGTCAAGAGATGCCGTACACATCTTGACAATGTTTTCGAGGTTGATAGCAACCAGATCCCGAGAGAAACGAGGGTTCTTCGGATTGTTCAGGCTGTCGGTGAGGTCCACAATGATCTGTGGAACCTTCATACGTGCGGGATTTTCTGCCATGTTATTTCCGTTTCGTCTTCTTCACTACTGCTTTTTTCACTATCTTCTTCTTTACCTTCGCCGGTTTCACCTTCTTGGTGCCGGTGTGTACCATACGATTTTTCATCCTGATATGGCCGTGATAGGAGGATGGTTCGATCTTCTCCTTCCGCAGCGGCTTCAGGGTTTTCTCGACAGACTCGGCGAACTCATTGGGAGAAGCCAGATACATTCTCTCCAGGACCGCAGCCTTGATATCCTGTTGCTTCTTCTCCTTCTTGATGCGACGGATGAAAGCGTTGATGGATATCATGGTGTAGTATGAGAAAGGGTTGGTAGACTTGGCCGGGTCGAACGATTTGATCTGGGCGATGGAATTCTCCACGGCGTCGAGGATCATTTCGTCCTTGTAGGAATACCGGGCGAAGTTGGGCCGGTCCGATACCTTGGTGGCGATCAGAATGAACGCCTGGGCCAGATAGGTAGGAACCGGCGGTTCCGGCTTCTTCTTTCTCTTGGCCCGGGCACATTCTTTCTTGTACTCGACCAGTACATCATACATCTGCCGGTTGTTGATGTAGTTAACCCGATTCCGCTGCGGCTTCTCGTCTGATTTTGTCATCAATGTAACTTGTCACTCCCGGGCATAACATGTTTCTTACGGGCCTTGGGGGATGTGACGAGAGCCTTCTCCATCATGGAATTTGTCTCACGAAGACTTTCCAACATACCCAACTCGGCTTGCTTATTTATCTTCAGCGACAGGAAGTAATGCCGCTCCATTTCCTCATGAATATCGGAACATGTGATGACATGGGCCTTGGAAATCGGCACCAGGGTCGACTTGTTGTAGGGGATGTAGTTCATGAGCACGGTCATCTTGCCGAAATCGTCCTCACGAATGGCGACGACCATGGGGGAAGAGAGATAATATGCGGTTGCATCCTCCCGCTCGATCACCGAGAGAACCTCTTCCCCGTTGACCAGACGTAGATGCTGGACCTTCTGTTCCTCCTTCATCGTACTCTCCCTATTTTAGTTCGAGGGTCTTGATCTTGAATGGGAGTTGTTCGTTCCCATAGATCTTGATCCGTTCGAAGAAATGAATGAGCGCAAAGTTCTTCCTCTTCTTCCATGAGATATCATCGACGAAATCAAACAGACGGGCCTGGGTCTTGGTCTCCGACCGCCGCAGTGTGCGGCCGATGGCCTGGAGTACCCTCACCTTGGCCTTGGATGGTGAGACGAAAATGATATTCTTCATTGTCACGATATTGATGCCGGTTGAGATGGTCTGGGCCGACCCTATGAGAATACAATTCTCTTTGGTGTCGATCTCCTTGCGAATACGCTCCCGTTCCTCACCGTCAACCTTACCATCTATATAGTACACCGGCCGGTCCGTGGCGGCCCGGATAAGATCATGCAGGATCTTGCCGTGTTTCTCGATGAACTGGAACATGACCATGGTGTTGCCCTTCAGACCGGCCGCAAGTTTGGCGATCAGGGCATTCCTGGTCGGGTCTGAGATGATAAAATCCACCTCATCCTGGTAAGAGACCTTCCCGAACTTCTTGCGGGTCTCCTCGGGGTACTTCAGGATCAGACAGGTGATCTCGAAGTCGGCCAGGACCTTCTGTTCGATCAGGTTGTTGGTGGAAACGATGTCGTAGACCGGCCCGAACAGCCCTTCCAGGACCATCAGGTTGACCTTGTTGTCTCGCAGCGTTCCGGTGAAGCCGTACCGTTCCTTGGCGTTCACCAGCTTCTCCATCAGCTTGACGATGGAATTGGCCGTTGCGTCGTGAACCTCGTCAACGATGACCTTTTCGAACTGGGCCAAGAACTCGGGGCTTTCCTTGTAGACAGAGTGCCATGTGGAAATGGTGATGGGCTTCTCGGTCTCTCTTTCCGTACCACCCTGGACCTTATGGACCTCATTCTCGACGTCCATGCCGTACTCTGCGAAATCCGAGGCCATCTGGTGTACCAGACCGATCCTTGGGACGACGATCAGGGTCTTCGTTCCCCGGGGACTACGGGCCAGGAGATAGATGGTCAGGGACTTGCCGGAGCCGGTGGGCATACGAAAGATGCCCCTCTCATAGACACGGGCTTTCTGGAAAGCCTCGATCTGATAGTCCCGGGGCTCCTTGGTCAGGTTGGCCGACGCAATGATGTATTTGGTGTGCTCGGGGAAGTAATTCCTGGCCGAAAATTCCTCATCCACCTCGATGGGATATTCGTTCTTCTCGGCGAACTTGATGACCTGCTCGAACAGCCCAGCATACATCAGCCCCGTCTGTAGGTTGTACAGACGCTTCTTGCCGTCCCAATAGCCCTGCTTGACGGATGGCATGTGCCAAGCCCCCGGGACCTCGAATGTCATGGCCTCGGATAGCTCTCGACACTCTGACGGTTCCCCGGTGACACGACACCAGACGGGATTGATGTACTGGAGACGCATCAACGGCCCTGGAAATGGAGGTTTTCTTTGCTTGCCTGGGCAAGGGAGTGATGCATGTTCTCAATCTGCTTGAGGATACCGGATATAGCTTTGATCTTGGCTTCCTGGATCTCAAGCTTCTCACGTACTTTCGTCACCCCAGCATGGGCACGAACATACACATCTATGAGAGTAATGCTCTTGAGTGAATCGGAGCTATTGCGGTACTCCGTGGGCTTTTCATGAGACGGGGACCGGTAGTAATCGGTCGCCTCCATCCACTCGACATCGAGGGCTGTCTGAAGCTTGGCCTTCACTGCATTCTCGTGAAGGAAGAGCGTCATGAACTTGTGGTGAATAGAAGGGAGTTGGGTGATCTTGAGGGCAATATCGGTCTCGTCCACTACGGACAATTCCTCCCACAACTTGGTGATCTCTTCTACTGTCATGCAAGTTACCTCCAATACTTCACATGTGGAAGTATAGAGGAAAAGATGAGCAAGATCAAGAGGTTATGTTGGTGACTGTACCAGTTTCATGAACCTTTTTTGGTTCAATTCCCGCTGTTTGCGTAAGGCATCTGCCGCCTTTTTCTGGGGGTCCATCGGTTCATTGTTCGTTGCTGGCTGGAGAAGGGGCTTAGGACCAGTCTCGAACCGGCGCACGTTGTCACTATTGTGCTTCTGTAGGGCCTCTTTGTTCTTCTCTTCCGCCGATTTGGGGGGAGGCATATCCTTGGGTTGCTGCAGCAACGGTTCCTGCAGCTTCGGGGGCGGTGTAGAAGGGGTAGGAGAGGGCTTGGCTACTGGGGTGGCCTTGGCTATCTTCCCGGGCTTCAGCCAGCCCTTGAGCCTCTTGGCGGCCCCTGCAATGGCTTCCCGGGCAAGGTCTGGGGCAGCATCTTTCAGATTGCGAAGGAACGGCCTCTTGGAATAGTCAATCTCCCCCGTTTTCAGCCTCGGTTCGTTGTCCTTGACCTTCTTTGTGGTACCCTTACTGGCCCCGGTCTTAGTATCAGTCTTGGCCGTCTTCTTTGTAGAGCCACCTAGAAGCTTTCGCAACCCACTTCCCAGTACACGTCCAGCCCGGCTTGCCGAACTACCCTTCTCTGCGGCTTAATGACACGGGATTTACGTGGTGAAGCCATCTGGGGGTACCGGATCTGAGACTGAACGAACAGAATAGGATGTGTATTTGAATGTCGTCGAGGCAATCATGTAGTTCACATCCGGGTCGGTCGATGTGAAGGGTTGGCGACCCGAAAGCGCCACGGGGAAGGCATCACGGAATACGATTTCCCACTTCGGATTGTGGGCCGCTGAATGGATCAGAAGGGTGAGATCTGACCGAATGCCGAGGCCTGTGATCAGGGGGATAGCTTGAACTTGAGCATATTCCTGATAGGAGGTTGGGAAGCCAAGTTGCATCAGCCACGTGAAGATCTCCAACCAGTTCTGCATGTCCTCATCGATCTTGAACGTCAGGTTGAGGGGCGCAAACTCGATGTGGTCACCCGGGGTCGGATACTTCACGAAAGGGTTGGCAAAATCCGGCGACGATAGGGCAATGTTGGGTAGCTCAACCTGCTGTAGAAAGAAGACGACATTGGGCGCCCTCTTGATCAGGAGCGTCCAGCCCAGGGGGCTAAGGAAGTTCTTGTTGGTAGGCAGGTTGTCTAATGCCGTCATGGTAGTATTTAGGTAAAAAAAGGGGGCCGTAATTGGCCCCTGAAGAGATCTCTCTTGATTATCTTGGCAGTATGCCTCTATTTATACTTCCGGAGATCTCACTATTCCTTGGACTTCCTGCTCTTCCGCGGCTTCTTTACCGCCTTTTTGTAGGTCTTGGTGTGGGTATTCTTCACCTTCTCCAGAACATCCGGCGGCATCAACTCGGGGTTGAGAACCGCATGACGGCCGACAGAAGTCTCCACCGAAGCAGGGGCAGGGGGTGTAGCAGGGGTAGGATGAACAGGAGGCAGGGGTGTAGCAGGGACAGGAACGTCATGCTTCACGACCTCCATCCCCTTGACCTTCTCCTTCTTGACCAGGGTCATCCCCTTGAGGCTACGGGCAGTTCCACTGACAATACGAGTAAGGTTCAGAAGCCATCCGAACATGAACATTCTCCATAAGTTGCGTATTTCTCCTGTATTTATATCATAAAAAAGGCCCCAGGGAATTACCCCCGGGGCTTAGGTCCGCCGCTGTTGTGGACAGTTAGACTAGCGTGACAGCCTCTCGATCACGAATTCGGAGAGCTTTTCCGCCGCGTCGTTTTCGTTCTCCATCGAGGAGGCGATCATGCGCTCCAGGAAACGCTCCAACTGGTCTGGGTGTTCCACCAGCTTTCGAGCCGCAGCCTTGGCGGCCTTCTTGTAGACCAGTCCAGAGAACGAGTAGCTATGAAGAGGAACCGACGTCACCGGCTTCCGCACCATTCGACGCTGGTTCTTTTCATACTTACGGTTGAAGACGCTCTTCTGGGTGACCTCGTTCCGGTTCACATCGTAGCCGAGGGCCATCGTCTCTTCCGGGCTCATGTTCGAGAACTTGTCATGGAGGATCTTCTCCAGGACGGGGAAAATGGCCGGTTTGGTGGGGTAGCACCAGTAGTTGCCATACTTCCGCTTCCAACGGAAATCCTTCATGCCCATGCGCCGGTTGACGTTGGCACGAAACGACAGGAGCCTGTCGGGGTGAGTAGGATCGGGGCAATCCATCTCGATGCACTGGCCAACCCTCTTGAGCTTGACCTTCTGGATGTCAATGGGAGGACCAGATTTCACCATTTCTTCCTGACTCATTGTTTTTCTTCCTTCGTGGGAGCAAGGAACTATTCCATGCTTAGGTCGGTCATACATCTTCTAAAACACCCTGTCAACACACTTTGGACGTCGTTGGATGTCTTTGGACGCTGTTGGTTAACAAATTTGGACAAAAAAATGGCCCAGAGTCGCCCCTGGGCCATGATGATAGGGAGGTGACTGTCCTTACTTCGCCACCTTGGCCAGGGACGTGATATAGGTGCTGACGAAAGTGGCCGCAGCACGACGGAACTCGGGATCGCTTTCCAGCTTCTTCAGTCCACCCTGCATGCCGATGATGAAATCCATCAGCTTGTTCTCGGGAGTGACCTTCAAGATGGAGGCCAGATCCGTGCTCAGGTTCAGGTGACGATCCTCGATATTGACCGTCTCCTTGGCATGTCCGTTGGCACCACCCTTATGGACCTTCAGGTCCCGGCGACGAAGCGGACGACCTTCGAGGGGGAGGTTGGTCCACTCGAAATCAAGCTTGGCTTGTTCCGACGGCTGCAAGGACTGGAACCGGGCGTAGAACATCTTCTCAAGCTGGGTCTGGATGTCCGGCCGCAGATCGCACCACGTCTCCGAATTGCGATAGGCACCTCTCCATGAATATGCCTTCCGGGTACCACGGAAGCAGATGTTCGTGCGAACACGGTTGATCTCGTTCGGGTGGTTGGTGTCGACGAACGTCATCTCGATGCATTGCTTCACCCGCTTGAGGGTGATCTTGTCGATGTCGGTCCGGATCTTGTTGTAGTTCTTGCGGTTCAACAGCAGCACATTAGCCATAAAGGCCTCCGTTTCGGTGAGGGATTAGCATGTCCCTTTCATCGATCCCACAGTGGATCGAGCGACACAGAAGCATAACAAAAATCATTTGTCAACTTTTCGAGTGCTAAAAGGTCCGGGAGTGATTAGCTCCCAGACCCTCTAGTCAGGCCTCAGAGACAGGAGAGATGAAGACCTCTCGTCCCTGAACCTTCTTCTCGATCTTGCCCTCTTCGAGGAGGGCATTCACGAGTTTTGACGCATACCCCTCTGACACTCGAAGCCGTTCGGCAAGCTCCTTGTTGGTGAGGGGACGACCCGCAGCTTTCAACACTGCCAGGGTAGGAGTGTCGGGCTCTACCGACAGAAGCGGCGTATCCACCGCTACGAGCTTTTTGGGCTCTTCCTGAACCTGTTGCTGTCTCCTCGGGTGGCCAACGGCCAGTCCAAAGAAGATCAGGGTCGCCAACTCCATCATGGCCGCCCGGGACAACGGAAAGATCAGCCCAAGGGCTTTCTCAATCTGTGCCTGGGGTACACCGACAAAGATCGTGAGGACCTCTGCCAGATACTTGATTTCGGCATTTGGAGGTGGTGGCAAGGGGATCAAATCCTGACGAGCCTGGAGGACACGAATGTGATCATCCTTCTCTTCAAGAGCCGTCTTGAGACCCTTGCACCGTACGCCCTGACCCGATCCACACTCCACGGCAAAAGATGACGAGAGCTTGGACCGTTCGGCCTGAGCGGTTTTGATCATGGCGCCGACATTCTCATACTCGGCGAGACGTCGAGCCACCTCGGCTTCCTTGGCATAGGTCGCCTTGGCAGTACGTCCGGCAGACCCCGAGACGACTGTGAATGTACCAAAGAGGCAGACGATACCGAGACCCAGGCCCATGATCACACGTCCCGCCCGAAGAACGGGGAAGAAAGCATGACCAGCACCCAGAGTGGCAAAGAACACCATGGCCGTCAGTACGTGGTCTGTCGTAACCGGGGCATGATGCTGAATAACATCCTCAAGAAGGATGTATCCGGTGCCAAGAAAGCAGAAGACACTGAGCAACAGGAAGGCCCAGCGGTAAGCTTGTGTAAGCATGTCGTAACCCTTTCGGTGTTTTGACTACCTGATTGTAGTCCATCCAGGACAATCGAAGGTACGCTTACACTACGCAGAACAAGTAAACGGCAAGTTAACAGCGTCGAAATACTTGTCAAGGAAGATGATACATACACTGATCACATTTTCGTGATCGAAGTCCCCCAGAGGATGTGATAAAAGGCGGTACAACCCTACGCTAGAGGAATGAACGATGTTCAGAAAGTGGCATGACATCATTTTCAGCAAAGAAGCCCTGTCCACGACCCGCCAATTGTCGGTGATCTGTGGGGCGGCGATCATCTTCCTGTCGGTGATCCACTTCCTGATCTATTGGACGCTATGGGATTTCGCCCACATCCTATTCGGTGTCCTGGTGGTGTTGCTGTTCACACACCCGGACATGCGCCGGATCATGGGAGATGAGAAATGAGCTACTGCCGCTGGTCCTGTGACGGCTTTCGGTCCGACATTTATGCCTATGAAGATGTTCATGGGGGTTGGACCATCCATGTAGCTGGGAGGAAACGGACCACATTCCCGGAAGATATGCCGCCCTTTCCAGAAGGCGCCCCCATTGAGGAGGTAAAGGCCTGGGCAGATCGCTATAAGCTCTACCTAGACGAGCTT